CCTTCGGTGCCTTCGGTGCGTTTGCTGCCTACACCTTTGCCCCTAACAAGTCTGTTGGTGTAGATACATTAGTATTGACTACAGAAGGATATACTCTAGCAAAAAATCTTAAGGTAGGAGATGTACTTGTCTCTGCAGAAATTCCTGGATTGGGTGTAGACTTTACAAAAGAACAAATGGAAGCCTGGATTGGTACAAACCCAGAAAGCATTCAGATTGTTCCAAATAAAGAAACAACAATTATGAATATAGGAATATCAACTGCAACAGTTGCTGTTATGATAGGAAACGAACTGTATTCAGGAACTCACTACATGCTTACACAAAGAGATGGTGTTGCTAAAATGATTAAGTCTGAAAATCTATTGACTACAGATAAGTTATGGTCTGCAGACACTAACTCTTGGACTGATATAACAGAGTTAACCATAACAAATGTGCCCCATGAGGTTGTTTCGATTAACTGTGAACCAAATGACTTGTTCTACACAGATCATTTCTTGGTTTACGATGGCTACCAAATAGAATACTAGAATCTAATGTTTGAACCTTTAGATATTTCTAAGTTCAAAGAACTTGAGTGGCCAGAAGAACTTAAGCCTGGTTGGGGACATCATGTATTTTTTAAAAATCATAAAACTCTTGGCGGGATATCAATGGCATATTTTAATGATAAACATCCAGAAGGATCTGTTTTTATAGGAGATTATATTTTAAATGATTATCCAGATGTATATGCTACTTGGACTATTGGCGATGAGTTTGGAAATACTTTAACAGATAGACTTTATGTTTCTCCAATTTATAGAAATAAGGGTGTTGGCACTGCAGCACTTTCCTGGGGTTTAAAATATTTAAAATTTTTATTTGATAGAAATCTTCATCATGAATATGGACCAGCAAGTGCAAATAGCATAGTTTCCTCTGCTTTTAATACCGAACGAATTAAAGATACTCCAGTAGAAGAAACAATAGATTTAAGAGACCAATTTTTTGAACAACCAGCACATCCGTATATATTTTTTGGCAAAAGGGTAGTTAAATGATTGAGTACAGTATTTCAAAAATAAAAGGCTCGCACACTGAGTCAATAAATGCTTTATTGGAATACATGTGTAAAGAAAATAAAATAAATAAAAAAAGTCAAGATTATAAAATATTATTTAGTAATGAAAAAGTTTTTAAAAAACATAATAGCGTTTTGTTTACATCTGGCTCAAAAAAATACTTATCTTTTTACGGAAAACTGTATTTAAATAAAAAAAATAAAATAATTGAGACTGTATATTTAGATAATGGACCCATCTCTTTTGAAGTGTTTGACAATACAGTTTTGATTATTTTTGGTGGGGTAAACAACTCAACAAATGTAGAAGATGAAGAGAACATATTATATTTTTATATTGCTCCTAAAGTAATGCTTGACTTACAAGAGCCTGGAAAATGGCAAGATCTTTAATATGGTATAATTAAAAAACAAGAAAAGAGAAATTATGAACACCATTAAGTTTTTGCAGATGTATAAGCAGTTAAGTGATGTAGTTCCTTTGCCTGAGCCAGCAACAAGAAACATTCCATCTTGGTACAAAGATCAGCCAGCAGTTATTGGAGAGGATCAAACTCCAGACAGGGGCCAGATGAGACTTACTGTAAAAAAATGTCAAGCATTTTTTGATGCTATGTCTGCAGGATATATATTAAAAGTTCCTGTAGATATTCATTTAGATACAACTGATGGAAAATTTATCCTACAACTACCTGGCCATTTAAATAAGTTTAGAGCAGCATTAATAAGTGAGCACGGGATAGAACAAGTTTCTCATTTGCCTATTGACAAAGAAATATATTGTGACAGAATATTAAGAATTCATCCAACATGGATGGTAAAAACAGAAGAAGGATACAGTACGCTGTTTACAAATCCTATGCATCAAGAAATAACTCCCCTTAAGGCAATAGATGCTATTGTTGATACCGATACTTATTTTACAGATGGTCACTTGTCTTTTTTAATAAAAAAGAATTTTAAAGGAATAATAAAACAAGGAACTGCAATGTCTCAGGTTGTTCCTTTTAAAAGAGAAGACTGGCAAATGGAAGTGGATAAAGATTTTGATGCTTCTTTAACAGAAGAGCAATCGCTGAAAGTTAGATCCACTTTTCAAAATGGATACAGATTAAAGTTTTGGCAAAAGAAAACTTTTAAATAAAACCCTAAACAATAAATTTAGGCATAGTTTTACTTTTTACAAAACTCTGCTATAATTAACACTTATTCCGTTTTTGAAAGGACGATACAGATTATGTCAGATTTTTTTAGTTTTAGACTTCCAGAAGACTTTGTAGAAAAGTATACAAAAGTTGAAAGTCCATTTGGATTTAAAGATGCAGCAGAAAATTCACTTGGAGAAATTACTTTTATTCGTACTTACTCTAGAATGAAGGAAGACGGAACTAAAGAAAGATGGCATGAAGTTTGTCGTCGTGTAATCGAAGGTATGTATTCAGTTCAAAAAAACCATGCCAAAGAAAACCGTTTGCCTTGGAATGACTACAAGGCTCAGAAATCAGCACAAGAAGCATACGACAGAATGTTTAATTTGAAGTGGACACCACCAGGTCGTGGCATGTGGGCATTTGGAACTCCTATGACTATGGAAAAGAAAAATTCAGCAGCACTACAAAACTGTGCAATGGTTTCAACAAAGGATCTTGACAAGAATGATCCAGGAGCATTGTTTGCTTGGGTTATGGATGCTTTAATGCTTGGCATTGGTGTAGGGTTTGATACAGTGGGACAGGATAAGAATTTCTCTATCTATGCCCCTACAGAGCCAGAGCAGGTTTTTGAGATTCCTGATACTCGTGAGGGATGGGTAGAATCGGTAAGAGTTTTGATTAATTCATATCTCAGGCCAAATCAGAACATACAGAAGTTTAACTATGACCTAATTAGACCCCTAGGAGCCCCTATAAAGGGCTTTGGAGGCGTTGCGTCAGGGCCTGCACCTCTTATCAAGTTGCACAACCAAATAGACCGTGTAATAGGCTCCAGGGCTGGAGAAACACTAGACTCTCGTGCTATCGTAGACCTTGTAAATCTTATTGGTACCTGCGTGGTATCAGGCAACGTAAGACGATCAGCAACTCTTGCTTTGGGTAATGCTGGAGATGAAACATTTATGAATTTAAAGAACTCAGAAATGTTCCCAGAACGCAACTCATTTGATCCAGAAAATCCAGGTTGGGCATGGATGTCTAATAATTCTATTTCAGCAGAAGTAGGAACAAAGTACGAAGACTATGTAGATTTAATTACAGAAAACGGAGAGCCAGGCTTTATCTGGCTTGATGTTGCTCGTAATTATGGCAGGCTAAAGGATGCGCCAGACGGTAAAGACTATCGTGTGATGGGCTTTAACCCATGTGCGGAGCAGCCATTGGAGTCATACGAATTATGTACACTTGTAGAAGTGCACCTGAATCGTCATGAATCTAAGGAGGACTTCCTGCGTACCCTGAAGTTTGCATATCTTTATGGAAAGACTGTTACACTTGTTCCAACACATTGGCCACAAACAAACGGTATCATGCAGCGTAACCGTCGCATTGGTACCTCATTGACTGGTATTGCATCATTTGCAGATCAGCATGGTTTGCCAACAGTGCGTGATTGGATGGACGAAGGATACACAACAATCCGCAAGTATGATCATTCTTATTCAGAATGGCTATGTGTTCGTGAATCAATTCGTGTAACAACAGTTAAGCCATCAGGATCAGTTTCAATTCTTTCTGGTGCAACTCCTGGAGTTCACTGGGGTCCTGGAGGAAACTTCTTCCTTCGTGCAGTTCGATTTGGAAACACAGATCCAATGATGCACTTGTTTAAAGCAGCAGGGTACACAATCGAAGACGACGTAGTCTCAGCAAATACCTCAGTAGTATATTTTCCAATCAAGTCAGGTCATCCAAGATCTGAAAAGGATGTTACATTATTTGAAAAGATTGCTCTTGCTGCAACTGCACAAAAGTACTGGTCTGACAATGGTGTTTCTGTAACACTTTCATTTGACAAGGAAACAGAGTCAAAGCATGTTGTACCAGCACTTCACATGTATGAGGGACAATTAAAGGCAGTCTCATTCCTACCAATGGGAAACACTGTTTATCCACAGCAGCCGTATACTCAGATTACTGAAGAGCAATATGAGTCGTATGTTGGCAAGTTGAAACATATTGACTTTAGTGCTATTTATGATGGCATAGATAATTTAGAGGCTCAAGGAGAGTCCTATTGCACAACCGACTATTGTGAAATTAAGATAAACAAATAGTCTTCTGTGGTAAAATAGACTCATAATGTCTACTCCATCAAACCTATACGCAGAGAAAGTGTTCGCAGAGCACCCTACTGGTTTGTGGGCATTAGATGATGGCGCAGACTATATTTCTTTACTTTCTGAGTCTCAAAGAGACTTGTCTGATCCTACAAAGTGGACAATAACTGGTGGAACTGCAGTTACTTATTCCCAATCAGTTGACGAACCCTTTATCAATAGTTATGTGGGTAAAATAACTGCAACTCCAACTTCTAGCGAGTCAGCATCAGTTGTTGCAATAAGTAACGAGATTATGGACCTAAGAGATCTTAATACATATTTAAAAACATTCTCTGTTGGTGGATATTTTTATTCTCAAAGTTCTTATATTGCTGGTTTTGAAATTGGGTATCAATATGAAGATACAACGAGTGGACAAATTGTCACACACTTAAAAAATTACGATACTGTCATTAATAAAAGTTGGATTTTTATATCAGAAACATTTGACACGCCTCCAGATGATTCAAAAATACAACTAGTATTTAAAATTAACTTTATCGGAGGATCAGAAACAGAAGATGTATTCTTAGTAAATGGAATAACATTTGGACAATGGTCAGAAGAGTTTGCGTCAACATCTCTTGGGGTTATTCCTATAGACCTTCCATCAGAAATATCTCTTGCTCCTCAAAAGGCTGTTGTTGCAAAATGTTACGGATTGCAAGAACTTAATGCATATTATTTAGTTTCTGACAATATGCTTAAAGCAAAAAATTTAGGAATTCCTATTGTTTATGGAACATCCAGTTTGACGTCCCTATACCCTAACGATACAAATCCATCACTAATAGTTCCTGGCCTAGGATTTTTAAATGAATCTGGAAAATTTAAACAGTATACATTAGAAACTTGGCTTAGAGTTAATGCATACACAAATGATATAAAACGAATAATTGGCCCAATAGCATCTGATGATGGAATCTATGTAGATGGTCCTTCTATAGGATTAAAAATAGGTAGCGAGTATAAAACCTATTATGTTGGCGAATGGACAAGGCCAATGCTTGTGCATCTGAGACTTGGCAAAGATACTGCCTCTCTTGTGATTAATGGACAGGAAGTAATATCATTTAGTTATGATCCTGTTTCTCTAGAATTTCCAGAAATGTTGGTAAATCAAAAAAATCAAGACTGGATAGGTTTTTATGCACACGAAGACGTATTTCCGATTGATATAGACTGTGTTGCAATTTACCCTTATGTAGTCCCAACTGCTGTTACAAAAAGAAAGTTTGTTTTTGGTCAGGGTGTTGAAATACCAGAAAACATTAATACATCTTATAGCGGAACTTCTGTTTTTATTGATTACGCTTTTGCAAATTATTCTGCTAACTATCAGTATCCAAAAATAGGATCTTGGAAACAGGCATTTAACGACAACACGTTAATACAAAACAAAGCGCTTTCTGTTTCAAAAAATCCACTGCCACAAATTTTGTTATCTTCAAAAACAGAAGACGAGTTGTTCTCGGATTGTAATATAGCGCAGTCTTCAGACCCAAGAAACTTTTTTTCATTTAGGCCAAACTCTTCGTGGAACAGTGTATCTGGTTACATGTTGTTTGAAAACTTTGACTTCTTAAAAGGCTCAACATCTGCTTTCTACGGATGCTTTAGACTTCCTCAATCATCCCCTCAGACACAAACATTATTTAGAATTGAAAAAGAAAACAGTACCAGTTATTTTGCAATAGAGTTAAATAATAACCAAATATCATATTCAATAAACTCTAATGGAACTTCACAAGTTTTGTACTCTCCTTTAGTTGCTGAGCCAGGAGAGTTAGTAGACGCTGGATTAAATATTCCAGCCTTTGTTGCACGGTTTGGAGATAAAGCATCAGATTTTTTTGGATCTTTATCTGATTTAAGATTATACGTGGGTGGCAAGAAAGATGGAACATCAACTTTCACTGGTAAAATTTATAAGGTTGGATTTTGCACAAAGTATAATTTTCAAAAAATCAGGGGACTATTTAATGAACTAGGCGTTCCAATATGGAATGAAGACTTGTTCGCTGTATATCAAAATAATCAATTAATCAATATAGATGGTGGAATAGACACCACCTCTATGCCACCGTCTGGAGGAATAACAAGTACTGTTAATGGAGGTATTTCTGGCGGAGGAGTTTTTGTTGATGAAGAAGATGCACTTATTGATCACGTTGCCAGTTATACTCTTGCTCCAAACAAAGTTTTTGATACCTACAAATTGTCTGTATCTGCAAACGCATATTGGGAAGATCAGATACCATTAACATACTTTGCTGAATCTGTTCTTGATAAAAGAGGAGATCAATATTTTGATCTTGACTTTATACAGTTTAATATTGATTATCCGATACCATCAAAAACAATTGCAATAGAAACTGACCCAGTTGCATGGACATATGCAGAACTTGCAAATGAATATGGGTTGCCAATTCAAAGAACATATGAGTCGCTAGATAATTATCTATTTACGGGCTATAATGATTATGAAGATCTTAAAAATAAAATAGCAAAAGATTATAGGTATGACACGGATGGAGCAGTTGTTAAAAGTTATGTAACTTTTCAATATACAGAATTAGGAGCAAATCAGACTCCATTTTATTTTACAAAAACAGAAAGGCCTTCTAGGAATGGAATTTTAGTTCCAGGACCAGACTGGATGACGACCAAATATGAAGTTGTAGACAACATGATAATTTACCCTCCTTCTGGAGTAGACTTTAATGATCTTTCTATTGTTACTCACATCGATATAAAAGTTAAAGACTCAGACACAAATAATGTTAATATCAAAAAACTTTCCTATGCCTCACAAGCCCTTAACGAGTCAGATGCAAGTCCAATAGGAACAAGATTTGGAACTCCAATTTATCCTTATACAAAGACGGGAATATATTATGATTTTAAAAGAAAGAATCCATTTTCAATTTATAGCGGATCGTCATCATACTTGTATCTAACTAAAACAAGTGGGGTGCAGGTCAGAGGACAGTATGACCCATTCGTAAACAGGGGACTCTTAATTCCAGTAAATACAAGTAGAGCAGACGACTTTAAAGCAATTGCAATGCAGATGGCAGTTAGGTTTGACGGAGACTATTTCCCTTATGCTCCAACACAAATATTTGAAATAGAAAGCAAAACAGCATACATAAAGTTTTACATGGTTGCTAGTGACCCAAGCGGAAGAAGAGCAAAGATATATGCAATAGATGCAAAGACTGGTCTAGTTCAAGATGGAATAGGATTTTATTGGAATGGAAAGATTGTAAAGGAGCCAGTTCTGACACTACAAGAGTGGGGATTCTTGGGTATAAATTTTGCTGACAGTTTGGTTTTTTCATCTTTTGAGGGTGCCATCAGACTGACTGGCCCATTGCTATTTAATAGTATTTCTTATTATCAGTCAACAAACTTGCAAGAGGTTCAGAACGTTTCTGAAAGACCTTGGTTTAGAGTAAAGGTTCTATCTGGGTCTGGGCTAGATTGGGAGTTCTGGAATGCCCCATCCTTTAACTGGAATAAGGTACTTGTTTTGTCAGAAACCAGTTATTATGGTGTGAACCCCTCAGAGGTTTATAAGAGTTATACGGGCACAAATAAAATAATTGTTAATGACGATATGCCAATAACCTTAAAAGACTACGGCTATTCCTTGTATACTGACGTAGGTTGGTCTAAATTCGTTGTTGATCCAGTTTAATATGGTATACTGGTGGATATGGATTCACTAATAGACCCAAAAACTGGTCAGCCAATTGTTAAAAATGTAAGACGACAAGTCATTGAAAAGAACTATGACTGGGGTCTTTACGTCTACAAGAAGGCAAATGGCAAATGGTTTACAGACGGAAATGGTTCTGTTTTAAACATTCCTTCCGATAAAAATGATATTTCAAAGATTGCTCAACTAAAAGAGGCAGCAATGCATTACGGAGACCCAGGTGATGGCCAAGCAATATTTGTTCCAGGTCTTACAAGAGTTTCAGAAGAAGAATACTCAGAGCAGGTAGATAGAATGAAGGCAGGACTAATCCCAAGCCTTAACGACCTTGGCGCTGTACAAGCAGCAAAAGATACTATAGCAAAATATGGAGATGAAGAATAATGGAAGAAAAAGAAGTTATTATTGGAGCAAGCATTGATCGTGCAATTAGCAAAGATGATCCGTTTTCTAAGTCAGATCCATTTAATGGCAACTGGGAAACACTAAAAACTTTAGATGGCTTAGATGCAAACTTTAAAAGACGAACAAGCAGACTTTCTACAAAAATGGTTGAGCCAACAAAACAATACACAACGTCTGCGTTAGCAGGAAAAAGCGGTATTGATGGAGCACAGTCAAAAGAAATAAACCCAGGACTAGTATATGTAAATGGTTATGGAATGTTTGATGTTATTACACCACCTTGGAACCTTTATGAATTAGCAAACTACTACGATACTTCATTTGCAAATCACGCAGCAATTGATGCAAAGGTGGAAAACATTGTTGGGCTAGGCTATGAGTTTAAGGTTTCTCCAAGAACTATGCTTAGACTTGAAGCATCTGAGGACAATAGCGCAACGCAAAAAGCAAGAAAGCGTATTGAAAGAACAAAGATAGAACTTCGTGATTGGCTAGAGTCTCTTAATGATGATGATTCTTTTACGGCTACAATGGAAAAGGTTTATACAGATCTTCAGTCAACTGGAAATGGATATCTAGAAATAGGAAGAACTACTCGTGGTGATATTGGATATGTTGGACATATTCCAGCAACTACCATGAGAGTCCGCAGATTAAAGGATGGGTATGTACAAATTATTGGAAACAAGATTGTCTACTTCCGTAATTTTGGAGCACGAAATCCAAACCCACTAACAACAGATTCAAGACCAAACGAGATTATTCATTTCAAGCAATACTCGCCATTAAACACATTTTATGGAGTTCCAGACATTATGTCTGCAATCAACTCTTTGCACGGTGACTCTTTGGCATCACAATACAATATTGACTACTTTGCAAATAAAGCAGTACCAAGATACGTAGTAACACTAAAGGGTGCAAAACTTTCTGGAGACGCAGAAGATAAGATGTTCCGATTCTTGCAGACAAATCTCAGAGGGCAGTCACACAGAACGCTATATATTCCACTTCCAGGTGATAGCGAAAACAACAAAGTTGAATTTAAAATGGAACCAATTGAAGATGGAATACAAGACGGGTCCTTCAAGGAGTATCGTAAACAAAACCGTGATGACATTCTAGTAGCACATCAAGTTCCACTTTCAAAATTAGGGGGTGGCGATTCTGCATCTATCGCAGCAGCACTTGCACAGGATCGCACCTTCAAAGAGCAGGTTGCTAGGCCAGCACAAAGACAACTAGAAAAAATGATCAATAAGATTATTCGTGAAAAGACGGACATAGTTGAGTTTGTGTTTAATGAACTAACGCTAACTGACGAAATTGCACAGTCTCAAATATTGGAGAGATATGTAAAGAATCAGATCATGACTCCAAATGAGGCACGAGTTGTTCTTGATATGCCACAAAGAGATGGTGGCGATGAGGTTTTAAACCTTAAGCCAGAGGCTGCAGCAGAAGCAACAACCACAAGGTCTAGGGATTCAGAGAGAACAAACAATAACTCTGATAGTTCATCAACAGTTGCTGGAAGAAATCCAAAGGGCGAAGGAAGAAAAACTCCCTAATGTCCGATATGTCCAGAATGTGATACTTGTATAAAATGGAGGGTATAATATAGTGGTGAGCAATATATCTAAAGCCCATTGGAATTCAGATGGGGAAAATCTTCGTCTATCAATGCCTTTTAGTAAGGTTGATAAGGAAAGGCGCATTGTCTCTGGTTTTGCATCATTAGACAACCTAGACAAGCAGATGGACATCGTAACAGCAGAAGCATCTATGGCAGCATTTGCAAAGTTCCGAGGGAACATTAGAGAAATGCATCAGCCATTAGCAGTAGGCAAGATGGTTAACTTTAAAGAAGATAAGTATTTTGATCCAGACTCAAAGAAATTTTATAGAGGTGTTTTTGTGTCAGCCTATGTCTCAAAGGGTGCACAAGATACTTGGGAAAAAGTTCTAGACGGAACACTAACAGGTTTTTCTATTGGTGGACGCATGAACAAGTGGGATGACGGATATGACGAGAAGTCAGACTCACAAATTAGAATTATTAAAGACTACGACCTAATAGAGTTAAGCCTTGTAGAT